AGACGGTGAAGAAACTGGTGTTAAATTGCCTTACATCGTAACGATAGACTCTAATACTGAAAACGTATTGTCTATAAGACGTAACTTCAATCCTGAAAGCCCAATGAAAACTAAAATTGAATACTTTGTTCATTTTAAGTTTCTTCCAGGATTAGGATTCTATGGTTTCGGACTAACTCACATGATTGGTGGGTTGTCTAAAGCATCCACATCTATACTTAGACAATTAATAGATGCGGGTACGCTTTCCAATTTGCCTGCTGGTTTTAAGACTCGAGGCATCCGCATACGTAACGAAGATGAACCTATTCAACCAGGTGAATTTAGAGATGTAGATGCACCAGCAGGTTCTTTACGAGAAGCCATACAACCCCTACCGTTTAAAGAACCAAGCGGTACTTTACTTAATTTATTAGGATTATTGGTCCAATCAGGACAACGCTTTGCTTCTATTGCTGAGATAGCTGTAGGAGAAGGCAACTCCCAAGCACCCGTTGGGACCACTTTGGCACTTATGGAAAAGTCTACCAAAGTTCTGAGCGCTATTCATAAGCGTCTCCATAATGCTCAGAAAAAAGAGTTTGGATTATTAGCAGACATCTTTGCTCAAAGCTTGCCACCAGTCTATCCCTATCAAGTCTCAGGTGGGCAAAACGAGATTAAGCAAAGTGACTTCGATGGAAGAATAGATATTTACCCTGTTAGTAATCCAGACATCTTTTCTACTAGCCAACGTATAGTAATGGCTCAAGAAATGATGCAATTGGTGCAATCCAATCCACAAATTCACGGACCAGGTGGGGTATATGAAGCCTATAGAAGAATGTACGCATCTTTAGGTGTGGATAATATTGATTCTTTATTGTTACCTCCTCCTCCAAACGAACCTTCTCCTATAGAGGCGGGTATGGAAAATAGTTCTTTGTTAATGGGCCAACCCGCGCAAGCGTTTCCGCAACAGAATCACGATGCACATATTGCAGCTCACGTAACTTTATTAAACTTGCAACCCGTACAAACCAATGCGCAAGTACAGGCCAATATCATTTCTCACATCATGCAACATTTACAGATGAAAGCAGATGGTATTGCGCAACAACAAATGCCACCTGAAGCAATGCAACAATATCAACAATTGCAACAACAAGCTCAACAAGTAGCACCCGTTGAGGCGCAACAATTACAAATGCAAGCAAATGATATTTTGTCTCAATACAGCGCACCTATTATGTCTGAGCTAATGACTCAGTTCTCTCAGCAAATAGGAACACCTCCAGAAGAAGATCCTTTAGTAACCATAAGAAAGCAAGAATTAGCACTTAAAGGACAGCAACTCAATCAAGAGCAACAGCAATTTGTAATGAGAGAAGAACAGCGATCTATGGACCAAGCTAGACAAGATCAAATAGATAGAGAGCGTATTGATGCGCAACGTGACATCGCAGTTATGAAAGATGAAACGACAAAAGATAGACTCGATCAACAAAAAGAACTAAAATTAATTGATATTGGACTTAAACAACTATAATTATGATTAATAGAGTAAAAGTAAGCGAACAGAAAACACCTAAAACTTTAGACGGTAAACAATCGTATTCTAATAAAGGAAACGTTGTGACTCGTAAAAGTAAATCTTTTTCTGCCAGTACCAAAGCCACTCCAGGCACAGGTAAAGGTAAGGCAAGAGGAATGGGTGCTGCTGAATACGGCGGCAAGTTTTCTGGTATTTATTAATGGAACCTCTTTGGGTATCTGATTTGCTGTTAAAGCAAATTGCTGAAAAAAAATCAGACTTAGAAAGTTTGATTATGAATGGTGCCAAAGACTATGATGAATACAATTATCTACGTGGTCGTTACAATTCCCTCGAGGACGTAGAAACAGAAATAAGGGAATTGCTGAAAAGGAGTGTTGAAAACGATGAGCAAGGTATTAGTACCTGACCATATCGCAAGAGAAGTCGAGGAAACAGAAGAAGAGTCGATTGAAGAAAACAAGTCAGAAATTGAAGAAGCGTACGTCAAATCAGACGAACGTGTTTTAGATCCCACACTATTAGATAAATCATTTTTAGATCGCATGCCTCAACCTTCAGGGTGGAGAATGTTAATTCTTCCATACAGAGGAAGGGCCGTTTCTAAAGGTGGTATTGTATTAGCGCAAGAAACCATTGATAGAGAATCGTTAGCAACCGTTGTTGCTTATGTGGTGAAGATGGGTCCTTTGTGCTATTCAGACCAGAACAAATTTGGCGATACCCCGTGGTGCCAAGAAAAACAATGGGTATTAATTGGCAGATATGCTGGAGCTAGGTTTAAACTTGGCGATGATGCAGAGTGCCGTATTATTAACGATGATGAAGTCATCGCAACCATAGATGACCCTGACGATATAGTTAGTGTCTAAACATGAGGAAATATCATGCAAGAAACTGAAAAAGTTGAAGAAATTGAAGAGGTTCAAGAACCTACTGAAGTTGTTGAACTAGAAGAAGAAAGTAAAGACGATTCTCAAGAAGAGGTTGCTCCTATAGAAGATGTTTCAGAAGAAGCTGAAGTTGAAGCTAAAGAGCAAGATGAATTAGAGAGTTATTCTAAAAATGTGCAAAAGCGTATAAAAACGCTGACTAAGAAGATGCGCGAACAAGAGCGCGCTGCTGAGTCTGCTTATGAATATGCTAGAAATTTGCAAAACGAAAACCAAACGTTAAAGCAAAGTAGCACTCAAATTAATCAAAATTATCAGTCTGAAGCTGAAAGCAGATTAAAAGCACAAAGGGCGCAAGCCAATTCTGTTTTGAAATCTGCGTATCAAGATCAAGACTGGGATAAAGTAACTAAAGCTCAAGACATACTTGATAAAATTACAGTAGAGGAAAGTAAATTGGCTAACACCAAGATGACTGTTGAACCAACTACTCAATATCAAGAATATCAACAGGCCCAAATGCCATTGAATCAACCCGCGCAAAAAGCTGACCCAGCTGCTGAAGATTGGGCCAATAAAAACGAATGGTTTGGTGAAGATGAGGCTATGACTTTAGTGGCTTTTAACATTCATAAAAATTTAGTAGAGGAAGAAGGGTTTGATACAAATGATTCTTCGTACTATACTGAGATAGATAAACGTATAAGAGCTGAATTTCCACATAAGTTTAATGATGGTGGAGAGGTTCAGACTAAAGGGAAAATGCAACAAACAGTTGCCCCAGCAGGAAGATCCGAAAGCTCTGGACGCAAACGACAAGTAAAGCTCACTAAGAGTGAAGTCGAAATGGCACGTCGTTTGAATGTACCGTTAAAAGAATATGCAAAACATATAAGAAGGTAAACAAATGACAGATAAAAAAGAATTAAATGAATCAATTGATGCGCAAGCATCTACTGAAAACAGAACACCACGTTCTGCTGAAACTCGAGCTAAAGATACTGCTCGCAAACCTTGGCGTCCCCCATCTATGTTGGAGACACCACCTGCACCTGAAGGATATTCCTACAGGTGGATTAGAGCTGAAATCGTTGGACAGGAAGATAGAAAGAATGTGACTTCTAGGCTAAGAGAAGGTTTCGACCTTGTTAAAGCTGAAGAGTTAGGTGATTTTGAACTTCCCACGCTTGACGATGGAAGGCATGCAGGTGTGGTATCCGTGGGTGGTTTGCTTTTGGCCAAGATACCTGATGAAACGCGACAAGAAAGAAACGCCTATTTTCGAGGACGCGCTCAAACGCAACAAGATGCGGTTGACAATGATTTAATGCAGGAATCTGATCCAGCCTCTCCGATCTTACGACCAGAGAGAAAAACAAGCGTAACTTTTGGTGGTGGTAATCGAGAATAAGGATTATCACTTAATTATAAAAACTGACTGAATAAAGGATACTTATTATGGCAAATAAAGATGCACCTTTCGGGTTTCGATCAGTAGGCAAAAAAGGTGGCGGCGTCGCAAACGGCGGTGTTACTGAATATGAAATTGCAACTGGCGCAACTGGAAATATCTTTTCGGGCGACCCAGTTAAGATGTTGAACACAGGTACTATTTTAGTAGCTGCTGCTGCTCAAACTTTACTGGGAATATTCAGAGGCTGTAAATATACGAATAGTAGTGGAGACGTAGTGTTTTCATCTTACTTTCCGACAACTACAGCATCTTCTGATATTGTTGCTTTTGTTGAAGATGATCCCGACACTCTGTTTGAAGTACAATGCACTGGTTCTTTAGCGCAAACTGCTGTAGGTAACAACGTTGAGTTGGCCTACACTTCTGGCTCTACAAAAACTGGTATGTCTGCGGCTGAGATTTCCTCAACCACAGCAGCTACTACTGCTCAGTTTAGAATCGTAGGATTCTCTACTGATCCATCAAACAGCACAACGGGCTCAGCTAATATAAATGCAATCGTGTATATTAATGAGCATTTCTACACCACAGTAACGGGAGTATAATAATGGCAATTAACAGATCGCAACTTGCGAAGGAACTAGAGCCTGGATTAAACGCCCTCTTTGGGATGGAATACTCTAGGTATGAAGCTGAACATTCTGAAATTTTTGAAACTGAATCTTCTGACAGAGCGTTTGAAGAAGAAGTTCTAATTTCTGGTTTCGGTAATGCTGAAGTAAAAGCTGAAGGAACAGGCGTTAGGTTCGATAACGCTAACGAAGGCTATACTTCACGTTACACACACGAAACTGTGGCGTTAGCTTTTGCTTTAACTGAAGAAGCTGTTGAAGATAACTTGTATGACAGACTTGGTGCTAGATACACTAAGGCTCTTGCAAGATCTATGGCAAATACTAAACAAATCAAAGCTGCTGCTGTATTGAACAATGCGTTCTCTACAACAGGTGGTGACGGTAAAGTTCTAATAGCAACTGACCACCCTCTAGGGGGCGGTGGTTCTTTAGCTAACCGTGCAACTACTATGGCAGATTTGAATGAAACTTCATTAGAAGATGCGTTGATTAATATTTCAACGTTTACTGATGATAGAGGTTTAGCAATTGCTTTGAGAGGAATGAAACTAATTGTTCCACCTCAACTTCAATTTGTTGCTGACAGACTACTACAATCTCCAGGGAGAGTAGGAACGTCTGACAACGACATCAACGCTGTCAAAAACATGGGAATGTTACCTGATGGTTATGTAGTTAATCACTATTTAACTGATACAGATGCTTTCTTCATCAAGACTGATTGTCCTGATGGATTCAAGCATTTTGAAAGATCACCAATGTCTACGGCATTAGAGGGAGATTTCGATACTGGTAACATGAGATACAAAGCTAGAGAAAGATATTCATTTGGATATTCTAACTTTAGAGCTGTATACGGTTCTCAGGGAGCTTAATTAGAACGATTGGTAATAGCGTTTTTAACTCAACTATTACTAAGGGCAGTTTCGACTGCCCTTTTTTTATCTATCTATAAAAGGTTTATTTTTTTAAAAATTGGGAGTAATATAGATTAGGTGTTTAATTAGCTTAATGAGGACTGATTTATCAGTTTCCATTAATACAAATATAAGGAGTTCATAATGGCTAATCCACATTTCCAAAATTTAATATTATGGGCGGGTAATACTGTTGCATCTAAGAACAAGAAAAACTTGCCTATGTTTCAACCATATCCTTCGGACCAAACGTACTACGGTTATTTCAATGACTTTATGACGTACAATTCAGGAGACTGGACAATCACTACAACTGAAGCTGGTAGCGGTACTGCTTCAGAAGCTGTTACATCATCAGCTGGTGGAGCTTTGTTAATTACAAATGATGATGCTGATAACGACTTAGACTTTTTACAGCTTAAAGGCGAGCCTTTTAAACTAAGCACAGGTAAAAATGCTTTCTTTTCTGCTAGATTTAAAGTAAATGATGTTGACCAATCAGACTTTGTTATAGGTCTTGGTATCACTGATACTTCACCTCTTGACACTACTGATGGTGTATTCTTCATATCAGCAGACGGTGACGCAGGTCTAGACTTTTTGGTTGAGAAAGACAACAGTAATACAACTACTGAAGATGTCGCTACAATGGCTGACGATACTTTTATTACAACTACTTGGTTTATTGATTCCACTAGAGGTTATGTTTATTATTCAATAAATAATGCAGAACCTGTTGCAGTTGCTAACACTTACTTACCTGACGACGAAGAATTAACAGTTTCGTTTGGTATTCAAAATGGTGAAGCTTCGGCGCAAACTATGACTATTGATTACGTTAACGTATTGATAGAAAGATAGGAGTAAACAATGGCAGATGCAGTAACATCAACAACAATTCAAGATGGCGATAGAATAGCTGTTATACAGCTAACCAATACGTCTGACGGCACTGGTGAAAGTGCAGTTACAAAAGTAGACGTTAGTGCTTTAGCTACTAACAGCGCTAATG